GGTCGGTACCGCACGTCCCTACGTGACCTATCAGCAGATCGGCGGCGCTGCGCCTGTCTTCGTGGACAACACGGTACCGGACACGGAAAACGGCGAATTTCAGATCAACGTCTGGGCGGATACGCGTATGCAGGCCAAGGATTTGATCAAGCAGATCGAGGCTGCGCTCATCCTTGAAACGCAGTTCCAGGCGCGGCCGATCGGTGCGGCAGTATCCGACTTCGATGCCGACGTGCCGGTCTACGGCGCGCGGCAAGATTTTTCTATCTGGTCCGTGCGCTAACGCACGAAACCATTCCCACGAGGGCCGCTTCGGGTAACCGGGCGGCTTTTTTTCTACCCGCCCTGCGGGTTATTTTCTATGGAAAGGCCCTCACATGGCACAAGTACCTACCGGAACCACGTTCTTCATCGCGTCCGCCTATGCCTCGTCACAGACGACCACAGCCGTTTCCAATGCATCGGAAGCGGTTGTCACTTGCAATGCACACGGCTATTCCAATGGCGACATGGTCGAGATCACCAGCGGCTGGGGGCGGCTCAATCGCCGTGTCTTCCGTGTCAAATCGGCGGCAACCAATACCTTCGCTCTTGAGGGCGCGGATACGACGAACACGAATTTTTTCCCGGCTGGAACCGGCACCGGTTCGGTACGGAAGATCAATACCTTCACGCAAATCACTGGCGTCATGAATCCTCAATCGAGTGGTGGCGACCCCAAAACTGTTAACTACAAGTTCATGGAATCCGACGTCGAATACTCGATCAATGACGGGTTTTCGGCGACGAACTACACAATGGAAATCGACGCCGACCAGATCGGTAGCGCCGGCTATACGGCGCTGAAGTCACTGACCGATGTGCAAACCGATACCTGCCTGAAGATGGTTACCCGAAGCGGCTCGCTGGTTTTCCAGCCATGCACCGTCGCGCTGAACGAAGCCGTCAGGCTGCAGGATGGCCAAATCAACCGCGTAAACGCAGCGTTCAACGGCAACAACCGTCTGACGCGTTACGCCTCCTAATCCACGGGCACAAGCCCATACCGAGCACCGGCCTGGCTGCTGTCTTCCTTCGCGGGAAGCAGCGGCTTGGCACGGGCAGTTGTTATCTCCCGCGAAAGGTAAGTCATGTCAACAAAAATCAAACTGGGCAATCGCCCCAAGAACATCAAGGCCGTCGTGTCGTTCAAGTCCATCGAGGGCGAGGACTGCAAGATCGAGGTTTCTTACATTTACCGCACCCGCAAGGAGTTCGGCCGCTTCATTGATGAAGTGGTCGAGCAGAACCAGCGCCGTGCCGAGGAAACCGACAAGCAACGAACCAAGGAAGCCGAAGAGGCAGGGCGCACGTTGCCTGCATTCAGTTCTGCCACGTACCAGGAAAGCATTGCGGAATCGAATGCGCACTTGATCATGGGCGCCGTCGACGGATGGAACCTCGATGTCGAATTCAATCTGGATAACGTGCGCCAACTGGTCGACGAGTTTCCGGCGGGCGCACAGGCCATCATCGACGGCTATCGTGCCGCCATGACCGAGGGCCGCTTGGGAAACTGAAAAGCGCGGCGAGGGTGCTGTTCCATCAAGTGCCCTCGGATGAAGAGCTGGAAGCATCCGGCTTTACCGCCGAAGACTATGTTCTGGATGACGTCGACGTCTGGCCGGAAAACTGGCCAGCGTTCGAACTCTTCAACGCGCTGCAGACGCAATGGCGGATCGGCCTGCGCGGGCCAATCGGGCTGGATTACAACGTGCTGTACCACAAGATGGACCGCATGCAGCTCGATCCGGACGAATACGACCAGTTGGAAAGCGACGTGCGGGTCATGGAGATGGAATCCCTGGCCACGATGAGAAGCAAATAACTGCCCTGCAAGGGGCTTTTTTATTGGGGCGGCGATGTCCGAAGAACGCAAAGTCCAGTTAGGCGTCACTGTCAACGCCACGCAGGCCAAGGAGGGGTTTAACGAGGTCAAGCGTGACGCGCAGGAGATGGCGCAAACAGTGGCGAAGTCCGGCGAACAGGCTGCCAAGTCGGTCGGCTCGATCGGCAACGGCAGCGAAGGATCCGCCAAAAAAATCGATGCCGCCACGAAGAGCATGATCGGCTCGATCCAACGCGCAACCGCTGCGCTGGAAGCGGGCGGCAAGGCCAGCAGCAAGTATTACGAAGCGCTGGCGGCACAAAAGGGCGTGGATGTGAACGTGCTGCGCCCCTACCTTGACCAGCTCGACCAGGTCACCAAGAAACAAACTGCAGTTGGCGTGTCTGCTGCGCAAACCGCAGCGGCAATGCGTCAGGTGCCAGCGCAGATGACCGATATTGTCACGTCGCTGCAGGCAGGCCAGCAGCCGCTCACGGTCTTGCTGCAGCAGGGTGGCCAGTTGAAAGACGCCTTCGGCGGCATCGGCCCGGCAGCCAAGGCAATGGGCGGATACATCCTTGGCCTGGTCAATCCGTTCACGGTGGCCGCAGCCGCTGCCGTCGCGCTGGCGGTGGCCTATCATGAGGGCGAAAAGGAATTCGATGCGTACAACCGGGCGCTGATTTTGACGGGCAATGCGGCCGGCACGACCGCCGAGAAGCTGGCCGGTATGGCCGATCGCATCAGCAAATCGGCCGGCATTACCAAAGGAGCAGCCGCCGAGGCGTTGGTCGAATTTGCCTCGACTGGCCAGATTGCGGCTTCCCAGTTCGAGAAATTCACCGCGACAGCTGTCAAGCTGCAGCAGCTCGCTGGCGTCGCGGTGCGCGATACGGTCAAGCAATTCGTTGAACTTGGCAAGGATCCTGTCGCCGCCAGCATCAAGCTCAATGAGACCACCAATTTCCTGACCAAGTCGATTTATGACCAGATCAGGGCATTATCCGAGCAGGGCAAGAGCGCGGAAGCCGCAGCCCTTGCGCAAAATGCTTACAACGATGCGGTAACGCAGCGCATTCCGAAGCTGGTGCAAAACCTGGGCTATGTCGAGACAGCCTGGAAAAAGATCGTCGACGTCGTCAAGGGCGCCACGGATGCCGCGCTGGATTTCGGCCGGAAGAACGACCCTGGCGAGACGATCAACAAGGCGCTGGAAGCGTCGTATGCGCGTCTGGAAAAGCTGCGCAAACTCGGCGCCGGCAAGGACACGCAGATCGCCATCGCGGAAGAGGAAAAGCGTGCCCGTGCGCTATCCAAGGAAGCCGAGCAGTATGCGATATTAACGCGCCAGAAGGAGGCCGATGCTGCCGCCGATGAAAAGCGGCAAAAGCAGATGGCTGCCTATCACAAGTGGCAGGAAGACCAGGACAAGTACCTCACGCGCAAGCAACAGATGGACAAGGCCATCGAGCGCGCGACGAATGAGGCGGCGGCAGCCGGCGTGTCGCCAGAGGAACTGAAGACGCGGATCGAAGGCATCAAGCGCGAATATTCAGACCTGTCCAATACAACCTTGGCGGCATTGCAGCAGCAACAAGCGCTGCAGCACGAGCTCCTGGCCGGTAGCTTGGCGCACGTCGAAAGCCAGCACAAGCAGGGCCTGCTTTCCGAAGAGCAGTACATCCTGGCCAAGCGCGATATTCAGCTGAAGGAGCTGGAAACTGAAAAAGCGATCGCGGAAGAACAGGCGAAAGTCGCCGGCGGCAAAAAGGATCTGGCCGAGCGCGAAAAATACCTGGGCCAGTTGAAAATACTGGAGCAGCGGCGCAAGAACATCGAGCAGGGCGCGAAAGATCAGATTGCCGAAGTGTCGGCCGCAACGGCCAAGGCGTTGAATGCGCAGCTCACCGCCTGGGCCAACGCGACCAAGACCGAACAGGATCTGCTCGCGGAAGAGGCTGCGCTGTTCGGCAAATCGGCGGAAGCGCGCAAGATTGCCGTCGAGCAGAACAAGGTCGATGCCGAAGTGCGCAAGCTGATCGCGGATCGCCAGCGCGAAAACAAGGCGCTGCTGCCCGATGAGGTCGCGCTCCTTCTGCAAGAGGCCGAGGCGCGCAAAAAGAACATCGCCGCGATCATGGGCGAGAGGCAGGCGCTTGCCGGTGCCGAACAGCTGCATCAGGAAAACAAGCGCTTTGCGGCGGAAGCAATCGTGGACGAACAGACTCGTGCCGCGACGCTGCTGGAAATCGACGCCGACATGTGGCGCGAGCGCATCCGGCTCGCCGGTGACGGCACCGAAGCGCAAAAGCAGCTGCAGCAGGAGTTCGACGAGTGGTACGCCAACCGGCAGATGACACCGGTTCTCGACCGTTGGAAAAACATCATCGGCAACCTGGACAACGATTTCCGGGAAGGTTTCCGGAACATGTTGACCAACGGCGAGGGAGCATGGAAATCGTTCTCGAAGTCACTCGGCAATACGCTGAAGACTTCGCTTGCCGATGCGCTGTACCAGACCTTCATCAAGAAGTACGTGGTGCAAGTTGTCACCAGCCTGGCTGGATCAATTTCAGGGCCTGCGGTTGCCAGCGCTTTAGGCGGCGGTCAGACGCAGGGCGTTGGAAACCTGCTTGGCATGGCAAGCAACGGGTATAGCCTGATGTCTGGCGCAGGTAATGCCAGCTTGGCATCGACGATGAACTGGCTCGGGTATAGCAATGGCGCTGGCGCCGCGATTAATCCGGCGGTCCACTTCTCCGACGCTGCTTACGAGGCGGGCATGGCGAATGCCTCGGAGACTGGAATTGCGACGTCCAGCCCGGCGCTGGGCGGCTCCATTCCTGTCATTGGCGGTGCGCTTGGCGCGTATTACGGTGCGC